TTTCAGTTCCCTCCATAGTATCATAACGCATAGCTGCTCTCTTCTCGTTTGGAGTAATCCACCAAGATTGAGAAAGGATAGCACTAAGCTCTTTCATGTCCTCTTGTAATTCAGGGAATACTGTCAAATCAAAATCGATATAGTAACCTTCACCAATCTCTGTTGTAAAGAATCTATTGAACGCATCACGAAGAGCTACTAACTCAGGAAGGACTACTTGAGTCAACATTTCCTTCTTAGCTTCCTTCATGTTGTTATAAGTCTTGTTATCAGGATCGTTGAACAACGCAGAGTTAACTCCGTAAACATTACAAAGTTCTCTAAGTGTAATCTTCTCTGATTCTAATAACTGTAAATCCACAGGACTTAATCCCATGTTGATCCAGTTAAGCTTTGCACCAGCAATCAAAATCTTACCAGCATTCTTTACGATACCAGCTTGGGTTTTTGTGCCGTACTGATTGTAAAAATCTTCTTTAAGCTTTCCTGCTGCCTCTGGTCCGAAATCATTTGATTCATCAGCAGACAAGATACCTTTAGGTCCTTGATTCTGTAACATACCTACCGATGTATCTTTTGCATCGTTAGAACGCTGTACAGTTCTATATGCCGCTTGTAAAGGACTCAAGCCGTAAAGCTGTTGTCCGTTAGTGTCAAAGTAAGGGTTGAAGTATTTTAGATGGATTACGTCTTTCGCATCTAATTGATCCCATCCAACTAGCGTAAAAGAATAACCTTCAACCCCATTTATTGTACCATCAGAAATAATGGCAACGTATTGAGATGGGAGTGTAACAAGTTCTGCAACCTTACCTGAAGCTAATCTATTCGCCCAAATGTAAGTGTTACCAGTAATTAGTTTATAACCTACAGCACTCTCGATAAATTCAGAGAATGATTGATATTCATTTGGTTTTTCTAGCAAAGTGTTTAATTCTGAATCAGCAATCTCAGCAACTGCTTTTACACGAACTAGCTCCGCTTTAGCAATATCTGCGGTAGACGTAGCATTTGCTAACATAGACTTGTATCTTGTCAACTCTTTTTTGTTCTTTACTTGATAAACATAGAAAGGAACTGTAGAAATAGTTTTAGAGATACGTTTGATGATAGCATATACCTCACTATTGTTTTTATAGTCAAGTACAAATTTTTGCTGGTCTAATTCTGGATAAAGTGTTCTTCCGCCAATCAATCCACCGAAATCAGTAAAAGGATTGTTAAAAGTCACCTTTGGAGCTGCCTTCTGTTGAAAAGGGTTAGCTGCCTTTAGTATGTCCGTTAAATTCACGCTATATATTATTTTTACAAAAGTAACAAATTTTTATGCTATACAACCCACCCTCTTTTAGGTTTCGCATATTTTGTGTATATGGCATACCTCATAGAGTCCATTAAGTGATCTCGAAACTTCACAGGTTCATCAAGTGTGTTGCCATCTGTATCGGTCTTCCACTTGTAGTTTTTAATCTCATCAAGCAAATCTAAGGACTCTGACTTGATATGCAAAGGAAATGATTTTACCTTGTTGATTCCTGCATAAACATCCTTTACAGCACTCTTCAAGTTAAATCCTGCCTTATTCACCTCAGAGATGGTTTTCGGTTCAGCAGGGTCGGCATATATCTCAGAGTTCCTATCAAGCCCTAAAGAACGCATCCTGTCGATTAGTAAAGCGGTTGACATTTTGGTATCGTAGATTAATTGGTCAACAAATAACTCGCCATCAAAATTCTTAACCCTAACAAGGGCTGTTTGGTTGTTAAAGCCAAAGTCAAGTCCGTAAAACACATCTCCGCCATCAGGAAAGTTCCTTCTACGCTTCCAATGGGTATAAATGGTCGCTTGGGATATTGCCCTCTCTCCTAAGCCATAAACTCTCCAATATTCATGGTCGGCTGTTTTAAGCCTCTCAATCTCATCTACAATTGATTTTTCAAGAAATGGGTTGTCTAGGTAGGTAGTGATGGTAAAGTCAGCATCTTCTCTCGGAACGACCTTATCATAAATCCAAGAGTAATAATCAGAAGGGTTATAGTCAATTACAATCTTTTCTGTGGTTCTTAATGCTAACTGCATCCAAGATTCGTAGTTTACCTCGTTAGCCTCGTTAATAAACAAGTAGTTTCTTTTACGACCTCTTATTTTTTGTGGCTGATCGGTAGAGACGAACTCTACGACATTGCCTCCTAAGAAGTAAAGATTTTCTGATTTGTTGTGCTTTTCTTCTGAGTATAAGCCATATTTCGATAGTATTTCGATAAAGTCTCTCATCACTGAGCCTTTTATGGATGGCAACGAGGATCTGCAAATGGTTAGGGTTTTTCCCTTCTCTTGTAATAATTTCACGATAAACCAAGTCAATACATTGTAAGTTTTGCCAGACCTTGTTCCGCCTTGCATAACTGATATTTTTTTTTGGCTGTTTTGCAGGATTTCGAAGACGATGTTTGTGGTTACATTCATAAGACATAGGAAAAAAAATTAAAAAATTGGTTGCGTGTTTACCATTAGAAAACTTTTGGTTTTATACAAGGGTAGACCCCTTTGCTATTTTAAGCCCCATTTAAGCCTTTCAATTCCAAAATGGATACATAGTACTACACATAGGGTTAAAAGCCGTAGAATCGCCTTAAAATGCGAAATAGAGGCATTGTAGCTATTCCTCATACTCACCATCTTCATTAATATCCAATAATTCGCCTTTATCATGGTTATAAAGAGGGATTTCGTCACTTTCTCCTGCCTTGTAAGCAGGTACGACCATTCCTGGCTCTGTTTGCGTATCAAAGTTTATTATCTCACCTTGAGGTAACGCTTTGTGCTCGTCTCCGTCTACTTGTTTCATAATATCTCCAATTTGATTCGGTTTAACTACGTTGACTGTAATCTGCTTAACCACATCTCCTTCATGAGCAACCTCAGTCTTCTCGATATATCCTCTTCTCTTGCCTCTAGTCTTCAATAAGAACATGGTCGCTAAAGTATCACCCCTAGCAATCCTCTCCATTAGCTTTTGTTCACCAAAGTCAAGCATAATCTCCTCAGGCTCGATTTCAGCTAACCTCTTAGCAAACTCAGGATCATCCTTCAACCAAGTCTTATACTGCGTCCTACCGACTCCAGAAGCCTCACATGATATGGTGATATTGCCAAAGTTCTCCTTATAGGCTATGATAAAAGCCTCTTTAGCTATTTCTTTGAATTGTGCGTTCATATTATCTATTCTTTGTTGGTGTGCGTATTGAAATAATACTAGTTACCTTCTTATCTAGGTGCTCATGACCTAACCACTTGCCACAATTAGTACATTCAAACTGTGTAGTCTTGATTTGACTAAACCAAACATATCCTTCAGTCTTAGTACCACATTTACAAGTGTATTCTCGTTTGCCGTAAGTATCTTTCATATCAAATGTTTAAAAATGTTAAAATCATTGTTTTATATCAGAATATTGGGGGGCACAAGGGTGTTAAAATTTTGTTAACGCTAAAACAAAGGGTAGGGGGTAGGCATACCGAAAAACCCGTCTATTTAGCCCTTAAATTAGGTTACTACCTATTATCTTTAGTCATGGCTAGTCCATGTACTACTAAATACCTTGCTTGTCTTATTTGGGCTTAAAATGGCGTTTATATTCATTGGTTAATTATTGGTTAGTGTTACCGCTAAGTTAGTGTAAATATTTAATGATTGGATAGTGACTCAAACGGCAAAAGTAAAAATGCCTGAATCTATTATATTAATATACCTTACTACTATAATAGTATAAGACATGATAATAGTATTATACTATTATAATATAATATTAAATTATGAATTAAACAATTGATAATATCATATTGATAATTCAATGGTGAAACATTGAATAAACTATAAAAATAAACTTATAAATATTTGCAATTATTTAAAAATGTTTCAATATCTTTATTCCGCATTATAAAACAAAATGCACAATATTATGGACAAAGCATTGCAAATTTTATTCCCGATTCAGTTAGTATTGTTCGGGACATTCTTATTCTTTGTAGGGAAATTTATTTACTTAACTATTAAAACTAAATTATCATGAATCAATTTATTTCATTGGGTGAATTTATTTTGATTGTTCTTATTTGCTATCCTGTTGTAATATTCGGGAAAACAATAGTTGAACATATCAAGGAAAAATAAAACTATTAAACACAACACAACATGGAAAACACAACACAACACATTGAAACAATTTTAATTCCTTCTTTTTCGATTAGAAGGAAAATGATGGAAAACATATTGAAATCTATTAAGGAAGGTTATTTGCCTGAATCATGGAAGGATGATGATAAAGGGAATAATTATGAAAGTATTGTCATGACCTATTCAGGATATTATGCCATGAAGGATGATTGTATTATTGCGGAAGGTGAATATCTACATGAATGTCAAGATGATGAAGATTATATTTATGATGAACTTGATGAAGAATATATATTGGAATGCAATGCAGCGTTCGTAAATACTGACAATCATGGTTTTTATACCCATGTTCATAATTGCACTGATTCAAATAGTATTTATAGGTACAATAGTGAATGGATTAATGATGCATATATGGAAGAAAATAATCTTGTTATTGATGCTGATGATGATATTATGCACATTGATGATGTATATTATTGGGAATCGGATTGTCAATACCATTCGGAACCTGAATCGGATGATGATGATGATGATGATGATGATTGTGATATGGATGCAGCATGTATAAATTCCTATTCATACCGACCTGCAATGAAGTTTCATAAATTATCAAATGAAAATGAAAATGCACCTTTTTTCGGTATTGAATTAGAGGTTGAAAGGAAAAATTCAAACGGATTAAAACATAAATACATGGCAGGAATGATAGAGCATGAACATTGGTATTTCAAGAATGATGGCTCATTGACTGATGGATTCGAGATTGTCACCCATCCCATGACATTTAATTATATTAAACAGGCTGAAAAAACTTTTTCCGATTCTCTTAAATTGTTAGTTGAAAACGGATATAATAGTTATGATGCGAATACATGCGGAATGCATATTCATATCAGTAAAAATAATTTTAATACATGGCATTTATACCGATTCTTGAAATTCTTTGTTGAAAATAAGGAATTTATTGTTTCTATTTCACAAAGGAAAATGGAAAAACTTAAAAAATGGGCAAATATTGAAGATGATAATGATTCATCATTGATATATAAAGCAAAGAAAAAAGATGGCAATAGTGAAAGGTATGTTGCAATCAATCTAAAAAATACTCAAACGATTGAGATTCGCATATTTCGAGGAACATTGAATTTTAATTCATTCATGAAAAACATTGAATTTGCACATGCACTATTCATGTACACAAAAGAAAATAAAGATGTTTCATTGGATGCATTCAAAATGTACATTGAATCATCATGTGACTATTCCAATTTAAAAAAATTCATAAACTTAAAAAACTTATAATATGTGCATTATAGCTATTCAGCCATTAGGCGTTAAAATAAAGGAATCAATATTGAAAAATTGTTGGGATGCTAACAAAGATGGTGCCGGAATCATGTATGTTGAAAACGGAAAAATCATTGTAAATAAAGAGATGCATTCGTTTAATGAATTTATGAAACTGAAAAAACATGCTGATAAAGTACATTCAAATATTGTCATGCATTTTCGCATTGCAACAAGTGGTGGAATCAATGACAGGAATTGCCATCCATTTAAGGTGAATAATGATCTATATTTTTGTCATAATGGAATACTTGATATTGATGTGCCATTGCATTCAAATATTAATGATACGCAAATTTTCAATAATTCATTTATGAAAGGAATGCCTGATAATTTTGTGCAAAATGATTCAATTATGAATTTGATTGAATTTACAATAGGCAATCGAAATAAATTCGTTTTCATGGATGCAACAGGACAATTTTATATCCTGAATGAAAATGCAGGAACATGGGACAATGGTGCATGGTTTTCCAATAATTCATATAAAAGTTCACCATATCAATACAATACAGGTACAAAATGGCATAAAGCTAAAAAATATTCATACCCGTATGAACTAGATAATGAAGATGAATTGATGCAATGTGAATCATGCAATGAAATTCATTTTAAGGATGATATGATGCATGAATCATATTTTGATATGATGTTATGCGAGAATTGCTACGAATATTGTATTGAGGAAAAATAATATTGTTGGTTTTCTATTGTGTAAGTGAATATCCTGAAATATGGGTATTCACTTTTTTAGGTATAAGGATGTACCAATTATAAAAAATAGCCAAAATAAGGCTATTTAAGACAATCAAAATATAAAATAATGTAACTACCTTACCAACATATTAAAATGGCTGAATCAGGCTAAAAATGGGCAAAGAATTGATTTTGTGCATTAGGTCATGATATTGCAAACATTATGTGTAATATTGATGTTTTAACATTGATGTTATACCATTGATGTTGCAACATTGTTGACTATGCAACTAATAATCAGTTGCACCAAAAACCTGCCAAAAACCCTATGCAAAAACCCCACAAAAACCTCGCAAAAATCTAGTACGCAAAAATCCAGCAAAAATCTTTTATGATTTCCTTAACAAAAAACTTTGAAAAATATACAAAAACTTCCTAATTTTACATTCTACAACCAAAACAAAAAACCCATGCACGAATTAATCACACTCAGTTATCAGATGAAGTGCGGTATTACTGGCACAATCATCGACAAAGGCGAACAAGCCTATTACAATTACCAGACAAAAACTTGCATTCATCCATTGGAATATGAGAAGAATATGAGCCAGGTCAAGATAGGTGATCCAAAAACCTATTTTACAAGACACCAAAAACTTAACAAATAAAACATACAACACATGAAATTCGAATTTGTAGCCGAAACCGACCAATTACTTAACGACACAATCTACTTTACCAAGCAAGATGGTGTATTTATCAGTGGAACTATCAGCACTAAAAAAGAGGTGGCTTATGCCATCTTTGAGAAGCTTAGTCAAGGTCTACCACTCAGAACATCAGAAGTACTAGAAACAAAAATCTATCCAAAACCCTCACAAGAGGAATAAAACCAAAAACCAATGTTGAAACTAACCCTAGAACAAAAGAAAAAAGGTATCAAAGAAGAGTTTACCTATGTAAACAGTAACGGTAGAATGTCAAAACAATACACCTATAAAGGAATGTATATTACTTGGGATAACCAAATCCTACATGGTAAATGGTATTACTGGAGAGCAAGTTATTACGCTTCTTTAGATGCAGCAGTTCAAGGAATAGACAGACATATCAATCACTTTAAAACTAAATAAACAAATGCAAGAGATCACAGACTACAAAAGCCTATTTAAGTATGGCGACATGAAGAAGATTATGGAGATAACAGGCTATAGTCGTTATGTTATTGAAACAAGACTTAAGAACAATGATTATGAGATGACCGAGTTAATCAAAACATTCTATAACAAAAAACTCGAACTATTAAAAACACAAATCAATGATTACAGCGAAATATAGGACTCCAAGACAAAACTTACTAAAGAAAAAACCTTTATTTGTAGATCAGGACATCGTAAACAATTTAGTCAATAAGGTAGCTAAAGCTTGTAACTTAGATGCTAAGATAATCACTAAGAAAGGTAGATATAGACCTCAGGTATTAGCTCGTAATATGTGCTTCTATATCCTTCATGTACACTACAAGCAAAAAGCCGCCCAAATAGCTCCTTATTTCCATAGAGATAGGACTACAGTACTACATGGTATAAACACCTTTGTAAATGACGTAGAAGTTGTGCCATACTATATGGAGCAATACACACAAGTTAGAAGTAAGATTAAGATACCAAAACTATATTCAGAAAACTATTAAAACAAACACTATGCTATCAACATTCGCACACATGAACGAAGTAGACAAAAAAATCTTTGTCGCTAAGATTATCCACAACATGAACTACAGCCAATCAAGTTTTGAAACTATGGAGGCAATAGTTAAAATGTGGGAACAATATCCAATCAAACAAGCAACTTTTTTTACACAATCAAATCAATTAACACATGGAACTGCAAACAACTAACAACCAAATTCAAGCACCTAGTTACCACATGGTAAACAAGGACTCTATGCTTTCTTTATCTAACGAGCTTAAAAGATTCGTAAAAGAAGCACACTTAGTATCTAACATTAAAGGCAAGGACTATTGTAATGTAGAAGCCTGGCAGATGGCTGGTGCTTCACTAGGCTTATTCCCTATCATTACAAGCGTACAAGACTTATCAAGTGAAACAGAGATTAAGTACATGGCTACTTGCGAAGTTAGATCATACCAAGACAATAAGTTGGTATCAGTAGGTATCGCAATATGCTCTAACAAAGAGGGTAGCAAAAAATTCTTTGATGAGTATGCTATCTTATCTATGGCACAAACTAGAGCAGTAGGTAAAGCATTCCGTAATCAGTTAGCATGGTTGATGAAAGCTGCTGGATTCGAGGCGACACCTGCTGAAGAGATGGACTTTGTTCATGAAGAGCCAAAAAAAAACTCTAAGCCAGTACAAGAGGTAGTAGCTGAAATCTTACAAGATGAGCCTACAAGAGAAGAAATTATGATGGAAGTAGCTAAGTGTACTAAGGTTAAGCAATTAACTGACATTTACTTTACTTACAAGCAATCATTTGATTCTGATGAAACATTGATGAAGGTATTAAAAATGAAAAAAGAAAATCTAAAATAATATGAATTTAACATTATTACCCAAAGTAGAACTTGCTTCTATTGAGCCTAACAAATTTGCTATTGAGTTAATCAAGTCGCAGATAGTAGATCACTTTACGCAGACTGGTGAGTCACCATTAGAGTTACTTGTTAAGTCTGAGGCTGTTGTACAGCTTTAAAAGAGTTAGTACTAGATGAGCTTAGCAAGTATCCTGGAGGCAAGGCTGAAGTCTTAGGAAGCGAAATGGCTAAGTTTGAATCAGGTGTTAAGTATATCTATGACCAAGATTATACTTGGAGCAAAATGAATGACCAATTAGAGTCTATGAAGTTTGCTATCAAGGAAAGGGAAAAGATGCTTAGAACACTACCTACATCTATGGTTGACCCTGAATCAGGGGAAATGGTACACCCAGCTCCTAGAATTAGCACTACAACCTTTAAGATTAACTTAAAGAAATAAAAACTTTGACCACCTCAAGATATTAAATATTTTTAACCAAGATAGTAATTAGGGAACTTGGGGTGGTTATTTTAAACTACAAACATGAAACAAACTTTAATATTTATATACGAGTTGGTAAAGTTTATAGTAATATCAATACCACTAGCAATATTGCTATTTGTAACATTAACCATAATTAGTAAATTCAAGAAGATATGATGGAGATTGCAGGATTAGAGAACTCAGTACCAGTGAGGATGATTTATGTTGACGACAAAAGTGAAGTATTGTTTAAGTCTTTAGCTCATGCAGCAAGGAATACAAGGATCACACAAGACGCAATAAAGAAGTCACTTAATCCGTTATTAAAACGTAGATTTAAGCACAATGAAAGAGATGTTATTTTTAGGATAGTTAAGACAAAT